TAGTAACTTAGTTATTAAATGCAGGTATAAATTAGTTGATGCAAAAACAAAGCCATATTCTAGAACTGCAAATTCAGATAATGCGTATATACAAGGTGGTCGGAATGCTTTTATAAATGTTGCTACAAAAGAAAACGTTCATCCACAAACATTTATATATGCTACTAAAGAATAATTATTTATTGGCTTGCATAATCCGCAACTTATTAAAATCATCTAATGATAATTGTGATTTCTTAAAATCATAGTGTTCTTTATAACCGTGCAAAAATGCTCCGTTTATATTATTTTTATCACGATGATATTCGGGATTATCTTTCCAAATTCTATAGGAATATCCAAACAGTGTAAATATGATAGGCATCATTGTGTCTTCGTATCTAACTGATTCTGGATAGATCTCTTTTAATTTTTCTAGTGTGAATTTCTTTTTACCATCGCCTATATTACTATCTTTAATCACATCCACATCATCATTCACATCTGCATACCCATTTGCATACCTAATATATTTATAAACTTCTATAAATTTATTAATATTCATTATACTACCACCACACCATCCCCATCCATTTATTTCTATTTCTGGTTGGAATTCCCTTATGTATTTTTCTATTTTTTCCCATTCTGATGAATTATTAAAGTTATTATTTGAGATTCCTGTTATTGAACCAGCAGAAACACCGCATAAATATGATGGTGGGAAATAACTTATTTTATTTTGACATATTACATCTGGATGTAAATGAATTATCCATTGTATATCTAATTCAGATAGACAATCGCAAGCTTCTTTTGTCCTATCTAAAAACTCATAGGCATCTGATATATCATTCCATAATAAACATATATTCTTATTTTTTTTAATATAAATGCAATTATATTGGGCTGCCATATTGGAGTAATCATATTGTTCCATACCATCATTAATTAAAACTATTGGTGCTTCTGGATAATGTTTTCTAACACTCTGAAATACATAATTCCACGCGTGTGGCTGATAACTACATAATGCATAAAATCCAATCGATATATCAATCGGGTTATATATATATGGTGATTGCAATTCTTTTTGATACGTATTAAAATCAATATTCATTTATGAAATAATTATAATTATAATCTTGCTTCTTATTATTCTAGATATCTTATAAAATGCAAAATTATCCGATTCTACAAAAAGAATATACGTCTATTAATAACAGCATCCCAGCTCATTGTAACTTTACTAAGTATCTTAATTGGGCTATAAATCACGTGCAGAATATACAATTTCAATCATCAAGTGCTGCAGAAATACCACTGACATTCTATCCTATTGCGAAGAATATCCGTATTCCATCATCTCATATGGCTAGAAATATTTTAAATAACTCTAAAAGCTATATATCAAATATGGCTAGGGAAGGAGAAGCTAGCTTTTGGCAAAATACATTACATCGTGGAAATTGGTATCCATGGTTATGGGCTCGAGGCCGTCTAGAAAACCAAAATTATTCTAATATTGAAGGTTGGCAATATTATTTTAAAAGTTTCACTAACCAACATTCCTCTATAACTCCAGAAGCACAATCACATGATGCTAGCAATTTTGTACCGCCACCTGATAATTTAAGATTATTCTTTATTTATCTAGCTTGTCTAAAATATACTTTTCAATTGCAAGATAATTATATTCAACTAATGAATGATTATCGTAAGAAAATGCAATGGCCTGATATATCATCAAAGATTTTAGCAGTTCAAATAAGAAGGGGTGAAACTTGTACCAAAGATGGTTCCAAAACAGATAGAGAATTTTTTCCATTGCATTATTATATTGAAAAAATAGAAACCTTACTTAAAAATAATACTTATGAATATATTTACATTTCAACTGATAGTGATGAAGAAATAGAAAAAATAAAAGAATATAATCCCAATTGGAAACTATTATATTTACCTATTGATAGAACAAAGTTTTTTAGAATGGATGATAAAGCAAATAGAAATGATAGAAATCTTCATACTGCTGTTGACCTAGAAGATAGTTGTCGTTTATACCCAGATTCCATACCATTTATAGTCGATTCAGGCTTAGCAGATTTATATTTTATTAGCATTTGCCACGGATATATATCAACCCTAGGTGAATCTGAATTTTCTCGTTGTGGATGGTATTTACAAATGGCTGAGCAAGGTATTTTAACTCCTTATATTGATGTTAATTCTGAAAAACTACCTCTTGATATGAACCAACGAGATAAACTTTTACTAATTTGAATTAAATATAATTAGTTTTTTTTATTATTTTTAATTATTTCTAGATGCTAGATAATTTAACAAAAGCTAATAATAATGAAAATTGCACTTATTGCACCTGGTATTATGCCTGTTCCACCTCCTGGATGGGGTGCAGTAGAAATCCTCATTTGGGATTACTATAATGAACTCCATGCTGCAGGCCATGATGTGGTAATTATTAATAAGATACGTACCAATCCTACAGACCAATCTAACCCTAATACTGCATATTGCCGTGAACTAATTAGTGAAATAAACACTGGTGGTTTTGACTTCGTCCATCTTCATTATGATGTTCTCTTTCATATAGTTCCTTTTCTAACTGCTAGAGTGATTGGTATAACTAGTCATTATCCTTATATTGATAACTTGGATAAACATCAAGCTGATGGATTTACTGGAATATTTAACTTTATGATTCAAATGCCAGGTATTAGGTCTACAGGAAAAGTAATAAATTTTGTTCTAGCCGATAAAGATATTGCTTTTTTAATAAAGCATGGTGCTGATTCTAGATATATCTATAAATTAGAAAATGGTATTGCTGATAAATTTACGTTCAAGTCTGTGATAGAAGCAACATATAGGGATAAAACTATTTATTTAGGTAAGATAACATCTCGCAAAGGTCAATCTAGATATTGCAATCTAGAAGGGATACATATTGTTGGGCCATGTGGTGAAGGACTTGCAAATTATCAAGGTGCCTGGAGCAGAAATGATGTTTATAGCAAGTTGGGGGATTATGGTAATTTGATGTTACTTTCGGAAGGTGAAGCCGATCCATTAGTAGTTAAAGAAGCTATGATGGCCGGGTTAGGTGTTGTTATTAATGAGACTTCTGGTAAAAATCTAGACCGTAATTTAGATTTTGTATCATTCATACCTGATTCACGACTAGATGATTTGGAGTATATCCAATGTGTAATGGATAATAATAGAAAAATAAGTTATCAAAAAAGAGATATGATTCGACAATATGCTAGAGAACATTTTTCATGGACGCCACTTATTTCTAGATATATTGGAATAATTGAAAATCAACTTTCTTCTTGCATCTGTGGTTGTGAATAATGATAATACATATAAAACCATTTATCAATAATACGATCACTGTAATCAGGAGTTATTAGATTGAATAATTCGGGGGCCTGTACTGCGCAAGTAGCTAAAATTTGTTGGTCGCATCCTATAAAAAATCCATTCTCTAGATACATATTAAAATTGTGATAAAATAAATCTATCAACTTAAGAAAAGCTTCTCGGTCACCGCCAAAAATGGCACCTGACAAATGTGTTTCATTCTGAAAGATTATTTGGTATGGAACATTGAAATCTTCTACTAATACTATATCTATCTTACTACTTGATATATTTTCATATCGCGGATACTGAAGTATCTGCATATAGTTTTCGTGAATAAATCTAGACTCACGTAGAGAACCAATATCATTCCATACAAATTTATCACTACCGAATGGGTTTAGTTGAATAGCTTCTCGGACTAGTGCTAGCTTGGAATTCCATATCATATAACATTCTTTAGTTCTTATATCACGTGTAGGGTCTTTTCTATATTGGTCGTTCCAAATATTTGGATATCTTTTTACTATATCTAAATCTTGTAATTCTTTTATAATTACTTTAACTTCGCCTAAATTCGCATCAAGTTCTTGATTCGTTCTATTTTGTAGTGCTAGGGAATTTATCCATTCCGCTTGCTCTGCTGATGTAAATATGACAATATTGCATCTGATTGTAAATAATAAATTTTTAATCCATTTAGCATATTCTTCAAATGTATGTTTGGATTTTACCTTGTAATAACAAGTTATTACTGTTGCAGATGGTGTTGCCATTTTTAATTACTATTTTAGGTATTTTTATATTATTTTTTACTTAAGATTTATAATTAAAAATAATTAAGAAAAATCAAACAAATTTAATAAACAAAACAATAAACAAATCAAATCCGCTAGTTAGTTCATATTTTCCTAAAAAAGGATACTTAGCTTGAAAATCTTTATCTAACTAGTTAAAAGGCAAAATGGTGGATAATCTAGTACTATTTCTTGCCGACCTAGTATATTCGGCATATCTAGGGATGATGGTATGGAAGTAGTATTCAAAGACCATTTATATCCTATTTCCTCTAGAATATCATTTCGCACTAGAGTAATCTCGAATACATTAGGAATTATCACTCCGCATTGGGTATGAGTTGCACAACCATTATTAGGATGCAAATGCATAATTGTATGTGTTTTCTTAATATTTGCTAGAAATTCTAATAATACATTATCACTATTACCAAAAGCAGCTAGATTGGTATAATAATTCGGATGTTTGCGTATATCTGCTGGTGTATGTATCTCTAGAACTAGCTGTTTTATTTTAGGCATAAGACCATTTTCTATAATGGAATTGAAGAGCCCATATTCATGCCCTTCAATATCAATCTTCATAAATATATTTTCATAAGGCTGGATATATTCCTCTAAATTAGATGTATCTATGGAATTGATAGGACCTAGATTCTTTTTTATAAATTTTATCTTAGCTGCATTCCGGGCAAGCGGAATACTATTTACTGTTCCATCAAATGCATTACACAAATTCAAATCAGGATAAGTATCTAGAAGCGCATCTTCAAAACTAATATCATTGGATATGCCACCGCTAATAAATCCATCATAGCAGCTAGAGGCGGATGTGTTTGTATTTATTGACGTATTTTTAGAAACAACGCTAGGTAAATCAACAATTACATAACCACCATCATTTGCCCGACCAACCCTTTTCTTGGGAAAAGGACATTGATATACTGTAAGTGCTTCTAGAGACATCTACCAGGATTGCTAGATAGAAAATACAAATAAAAAATAAATAAAACACGAATTAAATTAAATTAAACTAAACATCGCGAAACTTGCTGGTTATGGTATTATATACTGTCGCCCAAGGAGGATATATATCATTAGTATTTTCATCTGTAAATCCGTGAAAAGTCTTATTAACCCATGGATAAGGCATATATATGTGTTCTCTTGCCTCTAGCGGTGTTGTAGAATTAATACGAGATTGTTGAAAATAACACCCAAACCAGCTCAATGTGGAATTGGAACAAATGCCTCCCCGACATTGCGACATTATGTAAAGAGTATCTAATTCATCATCTTTAGATGATTGTAATGTAAAATCAATAATTTGTCTAATAGGTTTTAAATATTTTTCTAGATGCTTAGAATACTCATTGGTGCAAACAATAAATCGTGCATCGGGAATGGCATTTTTTATCCTAGCAATACATTCCACATAATACGAATCGAGCGAAATACGATATAATTCATTACCAACATAATCGCCTAATCGAATATGAATAAAATAAGTATTACGAAAGTCGCCATATTCCTGAGTGATATGTGAGAGTTTACGGGTGGGTGTAATTAATATCAAGTTATGATAATCATGGGGTAAATACCGTGGATTTATAAAATATCCATCTAGCATAATATTTCCACGACCTTGAATAATATCTTTTGATAAGCGAGTTGATAAATTCACATATTGAAAAGATTCATTGTCTCCAGCCTTATAAACAAAATGCCCATCAGGTATATTACTATCTATAATTCGTATAAGCGTTCTTGATGTATTAAATAATTTGTCTATACTTTGCATAGTCTTATTTGCAGACTGATGCCCGTTAGGTATAAAATGCACCTTTGATATTATTAATTCCCGATTATATTCTCTAGCAAGTGAAAATGCAGCACCTATTTTAAAAAGTTGATTTCCTAAACCACCATTAATTTGCGGGCATAAATAACCTAATGAAATTTTAGGAGGTTTTGGCTCAGGTTTATGCGAAATTAGAATAGGAACTTTAATCATTTCTAGATATTTTGTTTCATGTTTATAATTATGAAATGATATTTTTTTCATATCTGATGCTTCATCTGAATACAATGATGCAATCTTTGGAGATGGTTCTATGCCGGCATGATTAAGATGATATCCTACCATAACATCTTCTGCTAGAAATAATTTAACATGTTGAATATTTTTAAATGTATCCAAAGCACGTTTACTAATATAATAAAGCGGACCACCACAATAACGAACAACTGGAAAAATTGTTGGATATTTAGGATTATCATTAAAATTATATGTATATTCATGATTAACATTAATCTTATTACCACAATAATCTATATTTGTAAGCTTAGATGTTGTTATTAAATCTGTTAGATGGACTAT